CAAATGCACTGCCCGGACGGTTCAAGGAAATGCCCGCACTTGCAAGGATTGGCAGCACAAATCAGCGTTGTCTTTGCCGGATATGTCAGACTTGCATTTACCCTTGAAATGGTGATGATACCGTCTTCAAGCGGCTGCCTCAGAACCTCAAGCGACCTTCTGCTAAACTCGGGGAGCTCGTCAAGAAATAGAACACCATAATGCGCCATGCTGATTTCACCTGGCTTGGGAACCGCTCCTCCTCCGACCAGTCCTGTATCCGAAATTGTATGATGCGGGCTCCTGAACGGCCTGGTAGTTATCAGAGGCACACCGGGAGGAAGGATACCGGCTATGCTGTGTACCTTCGTAACCTCAAGCGCTTCGTCAAATGTCATGGAAGGCAAAATGGTCGGCAGCCTTCTGGCCAGCATGGTTTTACCGCATAGCAAGACATATTATGATAATGTTTTTCTTTTGTATTTTTAACGAAGGAATTATATAGACAAGTCGAAGAGTTTGTTGCCATATTTTTTGCGATTATAGCCAGTGTTTATGTAGAGAACTCCCTTGTACTCAACTGAATATATGTCATCATATATATTGCTGAGCTTAATAGATAACTTTTTAGATATACTTTGCGGTGTTTTCATATTGTGTCCTCCCTTTGCATATCGAACATTAGTTCCTTTATTTTACTCTTGTCCTTGTAATATTTCAATAGATTTGACCGGAAAATTTTATGCATCGTTCCAATGTTTACATAATCCATTATAGTGTACTCATGTACGAATATCAATGCATGTAACCAAAATGGGCATTCTTTACTGGTTACATAGTCCTATCAACCCATAAAATTTAACTTACGCTATAATAGAATTTCCACTATAGAATAAGATTTTCGTCCATAAAAACAGTGGCATGTTAAAATATCCCTATGTTCAAAATCAATGTAAGACGATTAGCAACTGAAAAGGACTGGAAAATTGCTGATTTATGGCGTGCCACCGGCGAGGATGAAAAAGACCGTGTATGCTATAATACTCTGCTTGCGTATTGGCATGAGTATGTAAGACGCATGAACGTGAAAGACCTGGTTAAAATCTGCAAGGCTCTCGATTGCGAGTTGTTTGAACTGATCGAATATTCTCCGTTTGAAGATGATGACAATATAAAACAAAAGCCCTGGTATAGGGCTTAATTAGACTTGAAATCTTTATTTCCTGCTATATTGAGCAACATGCTTTTGAGAATATTCTTTTACAAGTTCGGCGAATGCCTCTTCGATTGATTTAAACAAATCATAATTATACATTATTGCCTTATCAACCTCACTCAAATTGTCAACCTTGCCCATATACCATTCTTCGCAAAGTTCGGACTTATCTAATGTATAAGCCTGATCTAAAAGTATCACGCTGTCTTTGTCCAAAAAATTATAATTGCGCTTGTTCAATGGAGCGTTGTAAGGATACTTAAGTTTATCTGTATCCTTTTCTACGCAATGCTCACGATCTGTTATGGGCGACACAATAATTCGTGATGCGCGAGCTTTAAATTTGCTGATTATAATATATGGTCTTGCCTTTTTTGAACTTATTGCTGGGTCCGAATTACCTGTAACATCAAACCAGAAAATGCATCCCTTATGTAAGTGATCGTCTATTGTGGGTGTTGGAATTACTGGTACTGCAGGGCACGGCATTATTTATCATCCTCTCTTGTTCTCCTATTTCTCCATGACTCAAAAATTTCCTTCTCGGTTTTACTTTCCACATGATTTTTGTCGTAGTAATCACAAGTTTGTTCCCTAATTTCAGGGTTTGTAATTAAGTCAAGTAAGGAGCAGGATTTTGGTTCTGTCATATATTTATTGATATACAACACGCTTGCCATATGTTTACCCCTCCTAATGCCTATTAATTTATATCTTCGTGCCATAACGCTATCACTCCCTGTAATATATTGCAAGTTGAATATTGGTTAATTATGGCATGTTACCATCAGTATATTCGAATATCCTTGAATTGTTTCCGTTTTTCTTGAATTTCATACAGAATACATATATTATATCGGTATGTCTTAGAATAACTTTACACGGGGTGATGTTATGCCAGATAAATCTTACACGATCGAAACAACACAAAAATGTACCCGCTACCTTGCCCGCCTCCGTGAACTGGGTTATACTGTATGCCAAATGCAGTACGGCGCATGCGTACCGGAGGGTTATCATGTATTGTTCTGGAAAATGGGTGAACCGGTTATTGAGCTTGTGACGCATAATGAGGCAGTGGAACAGATGATGCGGAAATATTAAAAATATACCTCCATTGCTGGAGGCTACGGGGAATATATGAATTAACAACAATTGTCACAAAATTGTTCAGAACCAAATATTTTATCATAGCATTCTTTGCTGCATATCGGCGGCTCCAACGGTTTTCCCATGCAGCCACAGTTTCTACCATCACAGCAATATTCAGGTTTGTAATCTGAAACAATTTCCCCACAGACTATACATTTATAAATATCAGCCATCCCTATCCCCTCCCTTCCAGCTTCTTCACCCACTCGTCAACTTCTGCTTCAAGGAACCGCGTCATTCTACCGAATTTATGCACTGGCAGGCCTTCATCAATCCAGTTATATACGGTTGATTTGGAACACTTATATAGAGCCATTACGTCTTTTACGGTAATATATTGTGGCATTGTTAACCCTCCTGCTCCAGCAATTTCTGAATTTTTTCCACTCCAAAATCCCCAAGCGCGCGCTCCATTAAATCCTTTGTTATTGAGTTCCAAGAGATTAAAAAATAAAGTAGCCCCTGCATATCTTTGTTTTGCTGATAAACATCTATTACATCGGAAATAGTTTTCTTTTGCTCCTCAAATGCAGTATCAATCTTATTGTTGTTGACCTCTATTATTTTCCCATCTAATGTTATCTTCACTTACCCCCACCTCCACATATTAATTCTACCACGTTATACTTACATAGTCAATAATGAACTTCCATGTACTATAATTTGCTTGACACTCTTTAAAATTTTTGCTACAATAGTATGCGTAGGGTGGTAGTGGTGATTGTTCGTCCGAGTCGAACCGACTCCGCTTAATTGCAGGATAGCATCCTGTGCCCCGTGTTACTATCGGGTGACGGAGCCGTAGCCAAACCGGAATAAGGCGGCCTACCACCCACAAACCCGAATCATAGCCGAGGATGTGGAGGGTGACATTATTCGGAGGCGGTCGTTTCGTAGGCGGCGTGTAGGCTGCGGTGAGGGGAAGAAAAAGAATATGGAGGTGTGAGGTAAAATGGTCATATTGGTGTGTCCTGAGTGTCAAAGCGAGGAATTGTATGCGGATGAAGAAGGTGATATTATTTGCACTAATTGCAATGCAATATTTGATTTAACAGACGCTGAATACGTTAATTCGCAATAGCATGACAATACATAAAAAAATAAGCCTCCCTAATCCGCAATGGACTAAGGAGGCTTTTACATAGGAGGATTATTTTGCGTTGACAAATTCGTGTGTTTTTCTCCATTCCGTTGCTATTATACTTTTTCGTCAGTTTTCTTTGTAAAAAAGTATGTAATTATCATCGTTGTGGCATTGCTGAACAGTAAAAACACCTTCTCGTCAATCTGCCTTTCGCCGAGTACCACATATACCAGCGTGAATATCAGTGCAAGCGTGACGATGCTTTTTACATCAATCAACTTTGCAAATCTCTCTTTCATATCAACTTTTCTCCTTTCAAAAATTTATACCATCCGTGAGCGACTGCCACGGCTATTGATATACCGTTTTCATGGATCCATTTTGCTTCATCCGGTTTATCGTGGAACGATACTTCAATGATGCCAGCTACTGCCTTTGTCTGATTCAACGCGCCCAGGTTATCCCTGTACCGTATACGCCCCTCATCGGATTCGCACGGCGTTATCTCCGGCAGATCATCCATTAAAGCAGATACAAGCCGTTTGCCTGCTTCGGATACATACAACCCTACAGCGCCCTTGCCACCTCCTGCATCAGAGTGCAGTTCAATGTGATATCCTTTGCCGCCATTTGCCCGGATAAACTTGTTTGACAGGGCTATGCTGGCTTTCAAATTACCGCTGTCTGAGCCGGTATTCTGCATCGGGATAAGATATGTATTCAACCGCTTATCTTGGCTCAAAATGTCATATAGAGGCTCTGCGATAGTTCGCATATGTGCCTGTTCGGTATCGCCCATTACACAGGCGTTATGAGCCTGCTGGCTGTGCGCAATGACTAGGTTTATTTTGCTCATACTCTGCTCCTTTCTCCAGATCACCTATTCGGTGATTCGCTACTTTAATTTTCTCATCTTGCAGGTCACACCTATTTTCAAGGTTATACATCCGCTCGATAAGATTATTGTGTTTATTCACCCTGATCTCCAGCTGTTCAATGCGATAAGCTATCAGCACCGCACTTTTCCGCTGCGCCAAAAAACTCCCCGTAAGTGTACCTACAAGACTCAAACCCGCCACAATTATACCTGTTACATCCATCTTGCACCTCCCGTTTATTTGATGTAGAATTATGTCACCTTCCTTTGCGTGCTCCCGCGCATGTGAGGAAGGTATCGGGTCGGGTAGAGCGTTAATCTGCCCGACCTACTTCGTTACTTCTAGTTTATCATACAATTTATGGTTACTATTGGTGGTCAAATTACTTGTACTTTTCGTTCTTCCACTCAATGCGTTCAAGCACTACCTGCTGGTTCAGTACATTGCTCATCATTTCAGCCTGTTTCTCAGGAGTAAGTTTCTGAAAGTCTTTGCGTTTTGCAAGTTCATCAGCCTTTTTGTACATGGCTTCATTCACTCTCTCCTGGAACTCTGCAACTTCTTCGTTTGACAGCTTATAAGTTTTCTTGTTGAATGTCATTTCATTGCTTACCACTTTAGGAAATTGCTTTGTCTCGCCGGTCTTTTTGTATATGTCTATCATTGCTCTTGTGCCATCCGTCAAAGACCGTTTAGAGGTCAATTCTGTTTCAAGCAGTTCCATGAAATATTGTTCAGCAAGCTCTAACTGTTCCTTGTCTTTACCTGTCAGAGATGCCTTAAATGCTGCCCGTTCATCCTTCCTAATGCCATAGTAAGGCGACATTGTTAATACAGATTCAATCGTCTGTGCAGCATTTCCACCATAAGATTCATAAAGCTTCATATACTTTTCTTTCGCTTTTTCGTCGCCATATCGCAATGCCAGTTTATAGTTATACAGTGCATTGGATTTTTTCGTATAGAAGAATGATCCGCTTTCCTCGCCTTTTTTCGCTTTGTACTTGCTCCTTGCATCAAGGATGGTATAGTAAGCGGATTCCTTCGGGTCTGCCTTGTACAGTACAGCCTTATCAAAGTTCTGGAAATACGGTCTTGTTGGCTTGCCTGCCAAAATATCAAATTCATCCCTTATACCAAACGACTGAGCAGCATACTGCGCTTTGTCTCTTATCGGCATGGGGTCTGTTATGTCGGGATATAATTTCTGCCCCGTCAACAATTCCGCCAGCGTTTTGTATGCCGGTGTTACGCTCCCGGCAACTTTATTAGCCGGAGATTTTACCATCTCAATAAGTGCCTCCTGCGTTGTCATTTTGCCGCTCATTACATCTTTCACGTCCTGTGTTGCTGTACTTAGCCCGAACCATTCAAGGAAGTCATTGAGTGAACCTATACGACTGAAATACAATGTGTTACCGTCTTTGTCCTGCCCTAATACAATATGTGGCTTTTCTCTGACATCTTCCGGAAGTGTTTCTTCTAAATCAGGATATTTCAACTGATTCCATGCGGCAAGCGCGGCAGTCATACCGAATATGCTTATTAATTTTCCTGCCGTTTTCAGTCCCAACTTGCCTATCAGACTTGCGGATATTCCTGCTGTTCTCGCAACCTCTTTATTGGTAAAGGCATTTTTGAACAGGTTTTTATACCGTTTCATGTTAATTTCCATCCATGAATAAAACGGTATCAAATGATTCCTCATAACCTGTCCAGCCTGTGAGACTTCATCGTATGCGCCTAAGAGATCATTGGACAGTTTAAATGCCTTATCCTCTATTCCTTTTATTCCGTCTATTATCTCAGGCCTTGAAGCGCCATAATTCTTTAATTTACCTGAATTCAGCTGGTCAAGGTAATCTAAATATGCTGCATACCTGTTTATTGCTTCACGGTAATTGTGCATACTCTCTGTAGCTTCGGCATAGCTTGTTAACGGTCTTGTCACCTTTTCAGTAACAGATAAATCACGGAACTTTTCAAACGGTTTCATTTTGTTTACCTGACTGATTTCCTGAGTATATAAAAGTGATTGATAGCCGCCTTTGTCATACCATGATTTCAATTCAGGTGTAAACTTGCCGTTTCGCATAGCATCGAATAATTCCTTTGCAGCTTTAGGAATTTTCTTTACAGCACCTGGGTTTCCCGCTATGAGTGCATCAAGGTCACCGGTAAAGTTTCGTATGCCGTACTTTATTGTGCTTTTAGGATTCAGTGATGTTACCCACCGTTTCCATAAACTCTGTACTTTTTTAGAGCTTCTCGCCAGCGTATTGGTTGTTGTGGCTTTTGCCAGATTGTCCAGCGTTTCGGCAACTTCATTTTTAACAACAAATTCCTTCCGCTTTCCACCCATAGCCAATACTGAGGTCTGGTCTGCAAGATCATTCATTATATCTTCAAGTGCAACTTTTAGCTTCGGATCCTTTATGCTGTCCAGCTTAATTCCACGCAAAGCAAGAGACTGCTCAACTATTTCCGCACCGATAGGCTGCGACATATAGAATACATTGCCCTCTCTCGGTTGCCATGTAGTGTATCCTTCCGGTATTTCATCATGCCAATTCTCTGTTCCGTTAGCTTTTGCATTTGCCTTGATGGTATCAACTATATTGTAGTTTTCATCAACATTTTTAATTATCTTTGCAATTTCGGTGTCGTGTTTCATTTGTGCCATTACTTCAAACTCAGCTTGCAGGTAATCGGTATTAATATCTCCCGCATATTCGCCGGTTCTTGCCTTTGTAAATCCTCTGTTCGCTGGAGTTTTCAGTTTTCTCCCTGTCCCAACAATGCTGTTTTTTGCTTCCATGTAGTCTAAAACTTGATGTCTGAAATAATTCTCCCTTGTGAACCTTTCAGACATATCAAGTCCTATGTCCTTCATGGCTTTGGTATAATTCTCTTTAATTTCATCCCAAAACTTTTGCCTTTTGTCAACTGCTTCTCTGACAGTATCAGTCATAGCATTATCAAGCCTTACAAGTTCGCTCTGTACTTTTTCAGGAGTCCATTTATTAGGAAGTTCACTCCCCAGTTTTACTTCTTCTGCGAGGTCGTCAAGGAATACTTTACGCTCAAACATATCAAAGCTGTTCTTGTCCATGTCTTTCGTGATAGCGTCAATTGTCCTAATTGTATCGTCAGATGCCATTGCGCGGAGTTTTGGAAGTCTTACAAGGTCTTTATATAGTTCGGCATTTTCCTTTGTATACGGCAATGTACCAATAGGACGCTTGAACATGTTAAGTGCATCCTCAACGCCTTTTTTGGCTTTTTGCATTAAGGTTGATTCGCTTATACCTTTATTCTTTTTATGTACCGCCTCAAGTTCAGGGTCCGCATATTCAAACTTAGGCGTTTTGCCTTTAACATTATCGTTTACTATTTGTACCTGCATACCAACTTTTACAGGCTTATAGTTTATATCGCCAGGTTCAGTACCCTTGAATTGTTCGGGAACTCTCCTTACATTCGGTTCATACGCTTTCGCAACTCTCTTTTCATCCTGTTTCGCAAACGCATCGTAAAATTCATCAGAGTCAACTTTTTCAGCCGGTTTAACCTCTCTGCCCTCTATAGCAGACTTCAACTTTATATAGTCATCATTCGGGTCAATATGGACTCCATCCGACATATCGAATCCATTTGTCAGCATATCGTCAATAATCAGTTCTACACGTTTCGCGGCAGCTGCATTCTCCTGACCGTGATTATTTACAAGCCGCTCCAGTGCGTCTTTTATCTCAGCCGGTTTCAATCCTGTATCAGCTTTCAACTGTGTCATTATAGCCGTAGCAGGCATAAGGTTTTCATTCGGGACGAATTCATAATCAAGGATATATTTAGCCGCGCCTTGATATAAGTCTTTTACTTCCGGATTTTCAAACATGTACGCTTTAACATTACGCTTACTGATTAGAGCATCTTTGCCAGAGGTTCCTACCTGACGTTCAGACATGGTTGTTTTGGTGGGCTGCGTGTCATTCTGAGCTGTCTTACTTGCCACAGGTACACTCTCAACCTGAGATAGTGCATTATCGGTCAAGCCTACAAATTCGTCCATTTCTGGCATGGTTGGGTCAACTGCCCATATTGCATCGTATCCGGCTTTTCTAGCCTCCAATCCCGCTATACCTTCAACCATTTCTTGCTGATCGTAATATTTATTCCATTCAACTTTTGGATATTGCTTTGATAATTCAGCGGAAAGGACTTTTTTGCTCAATTTCATCATCCGCGAAACTTCTTCATCACCCAACAGTTTTCTCGCTGCACCGACTCCTGCCGATTCGCCAACAAGTCCACGATTAGTTTTGAAGGTGTCAACCCGTATTCTGAGTACATTTGCATCGGGGTTGGTTTTCCAGTAAAAAGTATCGCCACCTAAACCTTTATGTGGAGATTCGACATTCGCAGGAGAGGTGTATACTCCATGCGGCTTATCAACTGTGGCACGTGTTATGTTAGGTTCTTCTATTCTTTGAACGTACTCAGGTATTTTGTTGATATCACTTTTGTAAGGCTGCACGCCCTCTGTAACCGTTTCTGTCTTAACAGGTGTGTTTATATTACCCTCGTCAATTTTTGTCTCTACGGCTTGCGTAGGCTGTTGTGTACTTGCATATTGAGCATCTTTTACCTGTTCAATCTCCCGCAGCTCATTTATAGTCTTATCTATTTCCTCTTGCGGTCTAGGCGTGGTTATAGCGTCTTGCAATTCTGCTTCTGCTTCATCAATAGGCTTATTAAGGTTACTTTCAATAACGCCTTTTACCTTCTGCATCGGTTCAGACAGTTCTGTATTGCTTAAACTTTCATCCAGCTTCTGCAAATCCGCTTTATCCATTTCAGACGGATTCAGTTCCAGAGTTGAACCATCCGCCATAGTGAATGTAATATCGCCTTTATCATCAACATTTTTTATCGCTTGTACGGTTGGTACCTGCTTGCCTGTACTGTCAATAACAGTACCAGGTATTCCCAATATTCCAGCCACCGCCGCACCCATAAGCATCTGCTGACCGATTTCGGCAGGAGTAGCCATTTTCGCATCTTTATCATATGTAAGCCTTTTGGCAAGCGGGTCTAATGCACCGGCAATTCCTTCCTCCAATGCTTCTTCGCCCATGTTCATAGCCCATTTAACGCCAGCTTTTATAACCTTGTTCTTTATCGGGTCAAGCAGCTTACCGGCAACCTTATCGCCAATACCTTTCATAAACGGCAATCCGCCGAACAGTTTTTCTGTTCCTGCTTCTATTGCACCGGACAATCCGCCATATGCCAATGCCTGCCCCCTTGTGGCGTTATCCATTGTTGCCTGCTGTGCAGAATTGCCCGCTGCCGAAAGTCCAACCTGTGCCAAGCCCATTGTCGGATTTGCCGCGCTGAGCATAATATTAGGTATCATGGCAGTAGTAGCCTGAACGACATTGCCTACTGTTTTCAATCCACCACTTACATTTTCGTTCTCAGCTTTTTGAAATTCTGCCTTATCCTTATTCTGCAACACCTGTAACCGCTGCGTGGGGGAAAGATTCTTCTGTGTATCATCCATCTTTCCGATCTCATTGAGATTAGACAGCCCGGCCGCAAAGTCCATTAAACCCATCTTTGCTTTTTCGCCAAGGTAGGGAAGTACGCTCTTTGTTGATTCCGGATTATACATTGTATTGCGTTCTGTCGGTGCAGTATTGTGTCCTGTTGATTGTGCAAGTTCCTTTACATCTGCTTGATATTCCGGTGAATTGGCTTTTGCAAGCACGTTTACACCGGCATATTTATCATCCAGCTTTTTCAAACCCTGTTCATATACGAATTCCTGTACAGCCTTTTGATTCTGCACAGCTTTATCCGCGTTCCTGCTCTGTTCATCCAGTTTGCGGAAATCAGCAACATTACCTAATGGCGCGGTTTGAGGCTGGCTTACCGCATTATTTTTATGCGCAAGTTGCTTCTCTTTCAACAATTCTTTCCGGTCATTTTGTGCGCTTTCAATAGGCTTACCGGATTTAAATGCCCTTAACTTTTCAATAGTGTTACCTGTATTTGATTGTCCTGTCTTATATTTTCGCAAGGCTTCTAAGGTATTAGCCATTCTCACACTTCCTTTACTGTAAGGATTCTAAATCTATGCCGAGCTGGTCAAGCATCTGTAATTGCAATGCTTCGTTTTCTTGCTCATCATCTGACAATTTGCTGTTTATGATGATATTTGCAGCGTCAAGTACAGCGGAGCCCGCAGCGTTCTGATTGTTCTTTGCGCTCAATGCTTTTGCAAGAATATTGTTGTATGCTGAAACACCCGCCGATTCGCCGCTGTACGTCTTTTCATTCTTCATCATATTTTGCACATCTGCTGTGATCTGATCGTACAGTTTCTGCCCTAATGCTCCGACATAGGTTTGCTTATTTGCAACAAGATCCTGGTATGCTCCGTATGCGTTATTGGCATATAATTTAGTCGGTCCGTTGCCGGAATAAATGTTTAGCAGGTCGTAATACTGGTTCAACTGTTCCGGTGTACCCATCTTTGTAACATCGGTGGTCTTGTTACCGCTTTCATTTGCCAGTCTCGCGTTATCCGCCGCATAGTTGCTTATCTGCGCATTGGTCAACCTTGTATCATTTTGTAACTTTGCCTGTTCAACTTCTCTATCGTAAGCGGTCTGTTCCGCTTTAGCTTCTGCTGCCTGTGTGTTGGCAATCTTCTCCTGACGAGCCGATGCAATTAGAGGTAACTGCCAATCATTTGATGGATCTCCATCATCACGCACTTTATTGTACTGTGCCTGATAATCATCGTAATACTGCCCTATTGTGTCAATAAAGTTCTGTCTCGCTCTGTCCTGCTCCGTCCTTGTATCCGTAAGAGTGTCCCTATATGCTCCGTAACTGTCCGCTTCAAGCCCTTGCAACATTTTAAGCTGTTCTGCTATATTACCGTATGCGTTCTGTCGTCTCGTCATTTCAGCATTGACAAGAGAAGGTATAACAGTCCCGGCGAAATCCTTTGCGTATTGGTTCTGTGCCGCCGTAGCTGTACCAACCGCCGCCGTAGAAGGTCTGCCACCTGTCAAAGCTGATAGTCTGCCAATCTGATTATTAAATGCTGATTGCCCCGCTGCATCATATTGCTGTTTCAATGGAGCATATTGCGGGTCCGCGGTAACATCAAATGCGGCGTTCGGGTCATAGTTCAAATATTTGTCCAGCAGGGCATTAATCTTTTCTTCATATGGGCTTTTATATTCCGGTATAGTCACCGTAGGATTGAAGTTTATATTGCTCAAACCGGATAAATCAGGTGTGGTAGGTGTAGTTTGCGCTGGTGTGGCTGTCTGCGTTGTCAACGTAGGTACTTTAATACTACCGCTTGACAGTCCGCTTTCATACTGTTGTCTTGACATACCGCTGTCCGGATTGTACCAATCTTTATTTGTACCAATGGATGAAGTGTAATCAGCAGGTAAAGCAGAAGCGGACATTTTGGTAGACGGCTTATACAGTGAGCCTAATGTCTGCGAACCGGCGATTCCGTCTACGTCAAGATTATTTGCTTTCTGATATGCCCTGACAGCCGCTTGCGTATTGGCGCCGAAAATTCCGTCAATTCCTTTTGTATCATATCCCGCATCAGTCAATTGCTGCTGCAGCTTTTTTACCTCGTCACCCTTTGAACCATATTTAAAAATAGCCATACATGAACCTCCTTGAATAACACAATTCAGCACTCGCGTATAGCAAGTTTTCTTTCTAATATAATTGTAACATGGAAATAGGGACGGCTTTGAATGGTGAAAAGTATAACACCTTATGCAGGTACAAGCTTGTTTTTATTTATCATTTTCTTAGCGATTTTTAAATCCTTTTCCGATAGATTAAACCATTCTCCTCTAACTCTCTTACTATCAAAAATAGTATGCAGTTTCTCCTCAATAGCCGAATAATTATCGACTTCTTCGCACATAATTATTTGTGGTTTTTCAGGAAGTTTTGTATACTCGCCCATTCTTTTCTGCATATTTATTGTTTTGCCTATCTTAAAATAATCTGTAAATTTTACAATATATATAAATCCGGGTCTATCTGTTTTAACATGTTCCTCTCTAGGCGGTTTTTCGTTAGTGAAATGCTCTAATTGTTCTTCGTTAATTTGCTTTATTTTGTCAGCGGATGTTATTTTTAAAAAATTTTTAAGCCCTTCTATTACCACTTTAATATCGTTATAGTCCATAATCATCCCTGCGTTATCTACGAGAGTTAAACATTTTTTGTGGTCTTCTACATCGATAACGCTATAATAAAAGTCTACAAGTAAGCGTGATTTAGAAAAATGTCTAGACTTAAATTCTTCAAATATTGTAGAATCAATTTTCATAAAAATACCTCCTTTAAGTTTATAAATCAGTACTACCAGTTAGTACGTACACGTACTACCATCCAGTACGTAAAATTCTTTTCCATATGCTCTACGTACTACCATATAGTACGTAATGATTTTACTAAAATTGGTCTTAAACGTTGATGTTACTTACTTTAATGCCTTTTGGGATTATTTGTCTCTACGTACTAACTGGTAGTACCCTTATAGATCTACCATCCCTATACCCTTTTTTATCCACTCCCTTTGTACCATTTCCACTCATCCGATAACTTAAAATAATTATGTCTGTGATAAAAGCCTCCGGTTTGGTTTAAAGTAATAAACCCTTTGTCTATTAACGCTTCAATAGACTTTTTGAGTTTTTCTCTATTAATTCCATATCCTTCGGCTTGTTTATATGTAAGTTGCCCGCCTTCAACGCCGGGTTTCTCTTTGCCAAATTCATAACTTTTACAGTCGAGATATATAAGCATATAAACCCTTATTGCACAATCGGGCAATTCCTTCCATGCTTGACTTTTAACAAGTGATTTCGTAACTGGCATAAACTGTTCTTTGATATGATACTTATTCTTACCCATTATACATAACCCCCATCACAGGTCATTTATTTTGGGATAACAGGAGAAGTGATGATGGCACCTCTCCGTGTTTTACGTCTGGCCGGACAACCCTTACTATATCTATCGTATCACACATTTTGTCACCTCTTTCATTGCTCGATTGCCGCATATCTCACCCACAATTTGACAAAATTTAAAAACTGAAATATTATATAAGCGGGTGATAAATGTGTGGCAATGTGAAAATGTTATGGATAAAATATGCTTTATTGTTGCAATAATTGGTGTATTTGCCGGGATGATTGGCTGTGGTTATGCAATGTCTCAGTTGTTAAGAGCTATAGGTCTGCCTTCATCAGTTCAACTTATATCTTGCATGATTACACTAATTTTTGTAGGCTACCGCTTTAATAGGTTTGAGACAATTATTAAACGTTGAATATATTTTACACAATTTTGACAAGAATAATAAACGTGCATATAATGTAAATAGGATTATGAAAGGTGGTTTTGTACCATGAAAAAAGGATTTATGTTAGGCTTTCTCTGTGCAGCGTTATTGTTTACAGCTATTGGCGCAGGAGCATATACGCTTGTACCGTCGTCGGTGAAGCTGGTTGTAGACGGTACTGAGGTGAAGGATGATACTCTGCCCATGCTGTATATGGAGCCAGGATACAACTATGTTCCAGTTGCAACATTCCGCAGTATATGTGATAAAATAGGAGCAGAATTCCAATATGTTGGTGAAACAGGGACGATAGAGATTGACACAAAGGTGGACGCTATAAACCCTACGCCTATATCCAGCCCTACCGAGGTGCTAGATTCTGCCGATTCACTAAAAACGTTTCTTTCAAATAACTATTCAACCTTATCGACCGACTTAGGAACAACAACATTTACTTTTTCAATTACCGAAAACACAAATACTATCTTGCCTTTCGATTATAAAATTTTTGTGGATTTTGATATAAATTTCTTTAATAGAGCGCTAAATGATAACAGAAACGACATGCATCTTCGTCAGAAAACAAAAGCGCAACTAAAAGAACATCAGGAAAACCTTGCAAAAGCAGCTATTGTAGCAATGCCAAATAAAAAATTGACAGGTAGTTACTATCACTTATCGCGTGTTTCAAGTACAGAGGGTGGCTATCAAAATTCTTCAAACTCTTACTGTAGTTGGGCAAACTTCGACGTATTAGCGAAGAATTATGATAGTGCCACACCATTAGCATTTAGATGGTGGTCAATAATAGATGAAAATTTTTAAACGTTATAAAGCATAAAAACAGGGCTTGACTAAATCGGTTTCGCCCTGTTTTTATGCTTTATTTTATAAAAAACATGTTTCTTAAACCATACCATACGATTGTAAGGCATTAATTAAATTATTTAGCGTACTTCGCAAATTATCCAAATCGGTCTTAACATTACTCCCCCACGATTGCGTCCACGTTGATGGAGAGCTGCCCGTACCTATGCTACTTGGGTCGCTAACAGTGGTTTTTATCACTGGGTCGCCACCAAAAAAAGCCAACTTACCATTTAATTGAACACCGGTAGGAGTAACGTCTACCATAACGTCGGTTGAAATTTGCAATAAAATATGATTATAGTTTGTATAAGTTTTTAAAATGAGGTCCCTAGCTGATTGCAATACAAAATAATCCAAATATGTTTCTTGGAGATAAGTATTATCACTAAAATAAATCGATTTATCGTCAAAACCACCACGATATAAATATATATTATTCCCCACATTTAAATCCGTAGTTACGTCTATAGTAACGCTAGATAATGTTCCGGTTGTTATCTGATTAGCCGTTAAAGCACCTGTATATACGCCATTCTCATCTATATAAGTTTTGTACCCACTTGCAACCCATGCCGCCAACGCTTGTGCATCTGTATAAGGCGCAGGTTGATCAGTGACATTGTTCCATGAGATATAGACGTTCGGCCCCATAGTGACATTTGATCCAACTACGAGAGATTCAATCAAAGCCGTGCTGATTTTAGCTGTACCTGCCGTCAATTGGTCTGTTGTAACATTTCCAGCATATACCCAATCTGTTACTACCGCCTTTGCGCGGACAACGTTTTTTTCGTCAAGGTGAGACAGCATCCATTGAAGGTACTGCGTAGTCTCAACATAAGCATTACCTAACCCTTTTATTTTCTTGTCTGTATCATCGTACAAGCCTGGTGCGTATGGCTGAAATTTTGGTGTTGGCATATTATCACCCCTTTAATGTTTCACAGTTTAATCCTTATGCATCACATTAAGTCAAACTAGCATATTTTACTACACCACCATATTTGACATATAATCTATTATTGGTAGTGTCAATGCCTATTTCACCAGGGTTGATATCATCAGCCGTAAATGCTCCAGCTTTGTACTTCGTGGCAATCCTTTGAGAAATATCTGCTACGTCTGCATGATAAGCTGATTTTGCAGAGGCTATTGACATTGACAAAACGCTTTGAATTGCCTCCAGATTGCACTGCATCCCCAAAAGCAATTTAGATATGAGAGAGCACTTTCCATTAATCACATATGGGGTACTGTAGTCAAAGTTTCTATATACCGTCAATGTTACAACATTGCCATTCTTAGCTATTATAAACTCGACTATATCCCCTACTGCTAAAGGAGGAACTGTTTTTGTTATGCCTATTTCCTGAATCGTATTGTAATACGCGTTTAACGTCAATCCTGTGCCATACCAATGCGCTGTTATAATATTATTGTAACTATTGCCAATGCTGTGTGAGTAAGCCTTATTCGTTTTTGTCTTGACGATTGACCTTGATACAAAATTGGTATAACCAACGGTTGACAAGAGTGCCTGTCTGGTAGTTTGGCTAGAGATCTCTCTACACACAAGCTCCCCGTTTTCCACCCCTACAAACCAATTCCCGATTACTGAAAAATCTCTTTTCCACACATCGCCAACTTTATACTGAAAAGGATTAGGGTAACTATTCTCCGGGTCTTTTCGTATCATTTGAATATTATCGACCGTAACTGATAATTCCCCATAAGGTGCATTACTAATAAATATTTGTACCCCTTTTACGGCTGCCCAATCCGGAATCCCGGTTACAGTAAATGATGATTTTTGTATTTTAACAAAATTCCATCCTGCAACTAAAGTACTTTTTCCTACAGTGAATAAATAAGTGTTTGTCACTGTAGGTTTGGTATCACACAAAAATGAAATGGATATGCCATTTACTCCCAAGTTGGTAAAGCTTGTAGCATCAAAATATATAGCCATACATATATAGTCGGAACCATCTGATGCAGAACCATCACTGAATATAGATAGGTTCATATTTTTAACCAAATGCATCCCTGTATATTGTAACGTTCCTGTCGTTTTTGCACCCGCATTACCAACTTTATAATTAGTACTATCAGAGGAATATGTTCCAGCACCACCGTTCCAAATTCCAGATAACCAACCTTCAGCAGTTTCACATGTTGCTATTTGAACCACATTACTATTAATATAAACTGGCAAATTACTTGCAAATCCACTAGTACCTTCAAGGTTATCTAGAGCTTGCTTAGTAAAGTTCTTATCATCCCCACCTATTACATCAATAAATATTGGCTGACTCCAAGCATATTTTGAATCCGATGTTCTGACTGACCTTACTCTTATATATCCTTCGTCACCCTTTATTGTATAGGTAGCAGTAGTCACACCAGCAGTTGTTTGTAGCGCTTTTCCATTCCATCCAATAAAGGTTATAGTGCTTGAAGCAGCACTTGAAGCAGTAATTTCATTACCACTAAAAGATATAGATATATCATTGCCAGTTGAAGCGTAAAAATTACCATTTCTCAGCGACTCCAGTATGGCATCTTTTGTATTAGTTTCTGTAAATACCACTACCCATCCACCATTAAATTTAGCACCTGTAATATCATGACAATCATCAACGGCAGTCGCAAATACCTTTTTATATGTACTCAAAGCATAATCCCATTGCGATTCTGCATAAGAATCCAATACATTATTATAAACCTCAGTAAAATTATACTCCGATAATTTTGCCATTTCGTCCGCTGTTAGCTGATACATATTGATCCAATTCGGATGAGCTATAGAAGTTATCTTATTTCTGTCTTCATGAAAATTCAATACCGTCTGAACGTCTAAACTTCCACTTCGTTCTGTTATATCGTAAGCAACAATATGATGAGAAATTGATTCTTCAACAGATTGTATAAATGTTAAACCAGCGACAACAGGATCTGGTGTAATATTATCATGGTCTGTAATTGCTAAAAAGTCATACCCTGCTGTTTTGTATGCTGTTGCAACAGCAAGTGGTGTCTGCGCTCCATCTGAACCTGTTGTGTGACAATGTAGCTGGCCTTTTAAAGATAAGGAGCCACCGCTTTTATATGGATTGTTTATGGTGAATTTTCTACCCTCATATTGCATAGTTTCTGCCGTATGCGCAGATAGGCTGGAATTTAAGGCCGCTATAGCAATCAAATCAGTAGTTGAAGGAGTTGCGCCTGCACTGCTTAAATCACTCTCTACCCTGAACCGGAATTTAGCAGGAGTCAATCGTTCACCACTTGCACCATATAACTGAATGGATGCTCTCACCGTCCCAGGTATGGCAATTTCATTCGTACCCATTGTATAAGTAATGCTTGCCGCGCCAATAGTCAGGTTGCCCTGTACGATATTACCATCGTCCTTTACAAACGTTATTGTACCGGATGCAAGTTCGCCGTAGGTTATTTCTGTGGTTCCGTTAAATACCCTTATGGTTAGTATGTTCACATCAGTATCGTTGCTTACCACAATAATATCTGTGTCCTGATAGTCCCTCCAAACCTGTTGCAAAGTTAAAGCAAAGTTATTCGTTACCATATTATACCTCCGACCCTACATAGAATTTTCTTGTCATTTCGTGTATAACCCCTTCACCAGAACCAACCGCCTTAATAGTGAAATGATCACAGCGTTTCGGCTGGATTGCCACATTAAAACTCGTCAAACCTGTCGCTGTATAAGTCTTAACAAGCCTGAATGAGCCGTTATCTTCCTTAATGTATATGGACAATGTTGAGCCTGTTTCCAAATCGGCACGGAAGGACAATTGACTGTGACATTTACGGTTATTCACGGATTCGCTAAAAGCTTTAGTAATTGCAAACCACTGCACCGATTCTGTACCCGTTCCGAACTGGTAAATTTTATTGTCACTTGCCAGAACGTACAGGTATCCATCAAAGTACACAAATTGGGTTACATTTAATGTATCTTCCTGCGTCCAGATATTCTTCCACGTATCATAGACATACAGTTTATATGCCGAACCATCATACAGCGAAATATAATATCTCCTGCCATCTCCACCGGCTACAGCAGAAACGTAATTATCGTTCAAGTCCTCGCTGATTACTTCCGGTGTGCCGCCAGTGTATGCAACTACGCCTTGCGGAGATAGCCAGAACAGTATATTGTTGACTTCGCAGATTGATTTATGATTTATACAGCCGAGCCGCGATATTTCAACAAATTGGAAATCTGACGGAGTATCGCCAAACCGTTTCCACACGCAATCACGTTTGAACGCCAGATTTGTACCTTTGTAACTTACTATACCGGTAAAGCTACCATTTGTACCCGTATCAACACTCCATGCGTCTGTAGCTTCTGTAGGGCTTGAAAAGGTCGTCCAGTCGTCATAATCGCCCAATGCAGTACAATATATATTATCGCCTTTCACGCCCCATATACGGTTGTCCAGTGTGCAAGCATAATCTATGTCCGGTACGCTTCCGGCAGTGGGATACGTACCAGTACCGAACGTAGCGAATGAATCAGCTATGTAGTCATAAGCCGCTTTATCGGGGAATATAACAATTTTACCGTTGAAGTCTACCATTGACTTACTTCCTGCGGTCACGTTGCCCTTGTCTACGTTATCGTACAGAAAGTCAGTTCCTGCCACCCAAGCTAATTTCAATGAAGCAAATAGAGCCGTAGCGCTTGTGAGAGTATATGAGGTAGTGCGAGGCAAACGCGGGCTGAGCAAGGGAAAGCTTTTCGTACTCATATTGCTGGTTTCGGCAAGCTGGTTGTCTGCTATTAAATCTTTGCGGCATAGGCCGGCCCACTCTACAGTGCTTCGCTTTATTAGTTTATTCACATAAGGCAGCTGCGGCATAAACATGGTTTATCTCCAATCATTATCAAAGTTACTGCTCTCGTTGCAATCTTCTTCCGGTACAATTTCGCTCAAAGGCTTTCCTGCTCTGTTGTTCTCGTACCATTGTATAAAGTCATTCAGCCTTGCATTGTACAGAGCCATGTAATTGTTCTCTTCGCCATATTCTTTTTGTAAACCCGCTATTTTGGCTGAGAGATAATGGTCGTACAAATCCACCCACTTATCGTCCAGATTTAATGTATCCGTAGCGATATTGGCAATCAGCTTCGTTGTATGTTTATTCTCATACACTACTCTTATTTTCGGTCTTGCTATTGTGACAGCTGCCGCATCTGCACCGGCTGTCCAGGTTGAAGCAGCAAATGTCAATACTTTAGCGGCAACACTTATTATTGTTGCATGTTTATTATTCGCTGCGGTAGTTGCGCCGGAAACAAGTATTGTATCGCCTATACTAAAGGTAAAATCATTCCCTGTAGTCGTTATTGTATCAGCGGCGAATGTTATCTCGCCTGCTTCGGAAACGTAGCTCAAATCGGCTTCTGAACACGCAGGATAGATACATAACTTATCATCCTCTATCCAATATGAATGTCTTTCCTTGTACGCTCTTGCATCCTTCTTTTTGTACTTTACTCCATTCACATGAACGCTTCGTATATCTTCTACCGTTACGCCCGTTGGTAAGGTGTATTGGAAGGAATTCAGCACTCTCGCATAATACTTGACCGTGTACGTTTTGATTATGTCAAGGTTCGATTCCAGGAGATTGATGTATTTAAGAAGCGTCGCACTGGTATATGGGTGATCTACCTCAGAGTTATACGCTGTGATATAGTCAGATACCGTCATTCCGCCTCACCTTCCTGCTTAATTAATCGATTGATTTCGTTTATACCGCCATCTATCATCAGAATATCCGTAGTCACTTTTTGCAACATTGCCTGAGCCTGTTGACGCTGCACGGTTAATTCCTTTAGGCGTTCGTTCAGTTTGTCTATCACAAAATCACTTCCTTATATTAATTTTATCACGGAAAATGAAAGGTCTATTGTCGCTGAATGGCATAAGAAAAGCCCACCGATTGGTGAGCTCTATTTCGGATTAGTTACCGAGTTACCATTATATCCCATATCGCCTGTAATCAAGCATTATCAAGGCTTTCAGCGCTATATGAGATAGTGAAAAGTACTATTGCGCAGTAAAAAGGACGCTCTCACGAACGTCCTTTCTTGGCGGCCTGTTTAGCGGCTTCTGCCTGTTTTTCCTCTTCAATGAACTCTTTTATTTTGGCGTTCACCCAAGCGGAAATGCGTATCCCTTTTGGGCCAGCGTATTTGCAGAATTCATCCAACACGCCAGGCTCCAGAGTGACATTACAAGCTTGTCTTGCCATATAACCACCCCCACAAGTGATTATATACCATAATGTGACATTTGTCGCCATTATTTGTTGCATACCAATTTTTACTATGATATCATAATGTTGTATTACCCAAATATTAGTAGGAAGGAGGTACACGATTATGCCTAGAAAATCGCCGTGGCATTCCATCAAATCAAATGTCCACCATGACAACACAAATTGCAACACTGGAAACAACATCGAAAGGGAAAATTTGCGTCAAGGTACCGGTGGAAAACCTCTTTGTGAAGAGTGTGAAAAACTCGACAAAGCAGGTAAGTAATGTTTCATTGGTGGGAAGTGAAGAACGTCATTTCCCACCAAGCTCCTATAGGTTCCTTGTCAATAACAGTCCATATTCTCCTGATTGCATTGACATTTAGATTGTGCTTCAATGCAATATCAAGCGCCTTAAATCCTTCTGATTTATCTCCGTGAAACCTTATAGTGGGTTCGGGGTAACAATGACCCGCCCCACCTTCGCAGGATTCAAAAGTCTCTATACCGTTATCGTTTAATATGTTTACTTCTTTTTCAATGCCCTTATCTAAAGGCGGAGAATACTCTTTCATTATTATCAACTCCCATTATTATTGTTGTACAATTTAGCTTCATTATTCATGCGCATAAACACGCATAATCACGCATTAGTTACCTATTGCGCGGTAACTGTTTATGATATTTTTTTATCTATTAAGTCCAATATTCCACTGTCAACATCACTATCAAATTTTCTTGCAAACAAATATGTTTTAGAATTTTCCATTAAACGCTCATAATCTTCTTTTAATAATGCATGTGGATGACCTGTAAATCCTTTCTTTGGCGTGGTAAAATTTGCATATGTCAAACAATTTTGTTTCCCACTATTTATCGGGTTAATATCAACCATATCGCAAAGCGGAGACGCCATAGTCATTATTTGAAAAAATGTCTCATCTGGTGTCCAAGTTTTTTTCAACTCTTTTACTATTTTCGTATTTAAATTTACTTGTTTGAATATATATTCTATTGCTGGCCTCGGGAGTATCCACCAAGTAGAACCACCATAAAGCTTACATCCAAGCTTGGTTAGTCTCTTATAAGGTGATGTTTTAAGCATTTTTGATATTTTATCTCCTACAACAATCGGTAAAACCAAACATTTTCTTATGAAGCCAGACTTATAGGTTTCGTGCAACTTTTCAATTTTATGCAAATATTTATATTCTAAAAATTTACTACTGAGCCAAGTATTTTCTGCGTATGGATTGCAATCAATAAAAGGTTTTGGATAAGATTCACATAAAAAATTGTATATTTCATTGATATTCCTTATGGGGTAATCCTGACCGCTTAACAAGATGAAATATTTGTATTCTATATTTTCCTCTTTTTCAATATCGTATGCCTTATTGATGAGATTCAAAACAATTTGCGGCAAACTCCATTTATCCAATTCTCCACTAATCCTATGTTCAGTAAAATATACATTTAAATTATTACCTTTTATCAATTTCAAATCCGTATCCGTAACAGGCATTTTTAAATCCAGATGTATAAAAACATCCATGTCAGGTGTAGCAACTGACTTAACGAGTCTGGATATTTGCTGTACATTTTTATGGGCCATTATTAGTATTGCATGTTTCATACACTTCCCACCTTTTAACATCTGATAGAAAAATGTTACAGCTTAATACCAAGAATGTCAATAAAATATTAAATATAATACTCAATAGTCGGATTACCTAAATTAAAATAAGTTCCCAGCGTAGTAATAGATATTGAAATCTCTAAATACATATCACAATATGTTATTGGTATTCTTGTACCTCCATTTGAATTACCAAGCCCGCTCATAACTATCGAACCAGATTGTTCAGTTAGATAAAGGCTACCAAAAGTTGCTGTAGTACTTATGTATGAGTCTGTAACCCCTTTGGTTCGAGCTTTTATGTTCATTTCTACTGTATAATTAGTGCTATCTGTAAAAATAGGTACAGTAGCCATTTTTAATTTATTGCCTGCGGCTAATGGTATGGGAAATCTTACAGTAACGCTATTTGTAATATTGTCAGACTTGTCTAAATCTGTATATGTAATGCCTTTTGCAAAGACACTACCGTGTAAAGTTAAACCATTCACCCTTTGCTGATTGTACGCTTTTTCTAATCCAATACAATAAGTAGCTAACGTTAAATCACTATATGACACTTCTGATGTATTGTCCAGACAATCTGTAAAATTAAGTGCATAACCTCCTACTAAAGTATAAGTCGGGATAGCATTATCTACACATTTTAAATTCACAATTGTACCGCTGTTTTCCATTGTCCCATAAATAATTGTATCGTATCCTACGTCCATGCTAGAAACCCAAGAATATGTATAATTACCCTCAATTTTTATTCCATTAAAAGTCATATGCTTACTTCCAGTATAACTACCGCCGCGCATGTATATGCAGCCTTGCTTACCACCTTCAAAATAATTTCCAATAATATTTATTGCTGTGACTTCAGCACTTTCAGTTAATGCGCTACCGTTCCACAAATCCAAATCATGACTATCTAATGATATTCCTTTGTCAAGATTGTTTTCAATAGTACATCCTGTTACATTAATGTTTAGCGCAGCAATAAGCATACCATTTTTACCGTTCTTGCCAACAGTACAAGTATTAATATCTATCATGTTTTTTTGCCCAGTACTTATCGCATACCCGTCTGTCCTATCTATTTTTATGCCAGCCAAAAGATTTTCATTGAATGTGCATCTCTTTAGGCTATGAATCCAATTGCCGCCGTAGAAACGAATACCATTTCCACCGTTTCTAAAGCAATACACGTGATCAACAAAAACATAACTGCATCCAGAATTTGTTCCATCAAGTAAAATTCCATCTCCCGTAGTACTATTCACACCATATTCACCTGTAGCATTGCCAAGAACTTGAAAATCCCTTAAGCATGATCTATCACCAGTTACACGTACTCCCGCCGTGCCTGCTCCGATATTTTTGATTACAGTACAATACTGTCCTTCACCAAAAAGATTACACCATCCTGACATATGTATAGGTTTATTCACAACATATGTTCCAGCGGGCATATAGGTAGTTCTGTGAGTTGTAACACAAAGACTTTGTAAATATTGTATAGCTGCCCAGTCTATTTCGTCAGTTAAAGCTTCAACTTGCGGGTAAACCGCTTGTGCTGCTGCTAACGTTTCAAATTTTGTACTTAGCTGATGGCTACTGCCGTCTCCTATTGCACCGAAATCTTTAACGTTTAAAAACTGTACACCCCAATTTTCTATTAAAGAATTATCTATTACATCCATATATCCACCAACTTTCAAACTAAGCTTTATAAGGCAAATTGGCCATGCACCATGCCAAGTCGTTAACAGCATATCCTGATGTTGTTAAGTCAACTACCAACGCTTGTTTAATTGCTATCTGCAAACCATTATCTGATCCAAACACAACAGGCTGGTTTGCAGAACCTAGGGTTATTATCACGCCATAATCTATGAATTCAGTAGCTATCACAACTCCCAAATTAACAACCCATCCATTGCCAATATATAATTTATTATCAACAGCAGAATTTAAGCGTTTTGCTGATAATCTTATAAAATATTTATTACCTACATTAAGAAATGCGTTGGCTTGCGAAAACCAAAAACCAGTGGCTCCTGCCGGACTTCCTGCGCCTGTGAAAAATTGTGTATTATCCGATACCGATAAGTTTAAAAGAGAGCCTCCATTAGTCCAATTATCGGCTACTCCATCACTTTCACTATCTGTTGCAAAATTACTATTTAGTAAAAGGTTTGTATATTGAATTAAAACTTCTGGTTGCCTCGACATTGCCCCAAATTTACTTAATGCGAACATATCATCACCTACGCTTTCAGATCACCAACAAGCCACCATTCGTCTGTTCCCTCTTTTTTGAGAGTAGCAGCTGCATGTTGACCGTTGATTTTTAAGCCCGTTTTGTAATTAATTGTGACACCCACACTTACGGCTGCAATCGAAACTTCATTTGCCGTTTTTGACTTAATCACAATTTCTGTACCTATAGGAAAGGCTACTGTAGCATTAAGTGGAACTGTTATTATGGACGCGGCGGTAACATTTTGAGTAGTCTCAGCATCTGTTAGGGCAAGAGTCTTGTTTCCTGATACAGCTACAAAATTATTTGCACTCCAAGCAGGTTCGCACCATCTTGCAAAAACAATTGTTCCAGCGCTTGCTCCAGAAGTAAGAGTGAATACCGTTGAAGATGTTTCATTATAACCAACTGTACGTCTTTGGTATACACTACCTACCCATACCTCTATAGCTTTTGCACCGACTATATATGAGCCTGTATCAGATATATCAAAAACTGTTTGACCTTCGGTAGCCGTAAAGCTTTTTTCCTTAAACTGCACAAGTGCTTTTACACCAAAGTACTGCGCAATAGCTGCCAAGGTTGTGCTATTATCTCCTGCCATGCCTCTTGCTATAATATCACTCATATTAGCTCACCGCCCGTCCATGAACGCTCACTGTACCGTCTGTGATTGCGGTCAAGTCCATGTAAACCTTATGCAATCCAGTTATATCAAACTGCCATGTTTCATCCGTGCCGGTTGTGTTTACTGCTGTAACAAATGGCGCAGCGCTTACTCTTACACCTGCAAGGGCTTTTAAAACTCCGCTAGGGCCTTTACTATAAAACGTAATAGTTCTTGCAGAGTTGGCGGCGGAGCTGAATGTTTCAACGGTCAACGTCTTAAAGTATCCCACTTCAAGAAACTTGCCATTGCCGGTTGCTGCTGCTGCGTCGTGAAAAATATGATCTAATACATCGTTCATCATCGGATAGTCACCATCCTTTATTTTGTAGCCTTTTTAGACTGAGATTTCTTCTTTGTCTGTCTCCTTTTTGCCGGTTTCCTTGTTGACTTTTTAACCTCGTTCTGAACATCCGTGATAGGCTTTTCTACCTGTGCCACTTCCGGTATGGGTAATTCTTCATCCGTGCTTTCAGGTTCATCCTGCGGTACTGTAGCAGCTTTTACAGGCTTGTTGTTCAGCTTCTTTAGTTCTGCAAGGATCTCTTGCTGTGTTTGCAATATGTCGTACAGTAATGCGCTTTGCGTGTCGCTTATGCTAAAACCTTTGTAATCCATAATTCCTCCATGAGAACAGAGGCAGTTTATTCCGCCGCCTCTGTCTTATCTTTGCTCATTTCTTCGAGCACACACTGTAGTTCAAATATTCCACCTTCTGCCGCACTCGCATCAGCCATAGCCTGATTTGCAGTTTCTATCATTTGCTGTTTACGCAATTCAAGTTCGGCAATCCGCTTTTTAATGTAATCTTCCATAATATCAGCCTTTCTTTTTCCCGGATTTTGGCTTTTCTTCCGGTTCATCCTGCTTTACTTCAACCGGATAACTATACCCACAACTACATTTTATCACGGATTTATCAAGGCTTTTATCGCATATGAGGCAGTTCCGAAAATCCATCATATTCAAGTCCTCCTTACGATGCAGCTATAAGGCTTATGTATCTCACTGTTCCCCCAGGAAGTACAACCTTTAATGCATCTGAGGCCGCTCCTGTTGCCGCAGAACCCTTCAAGCATTGGTCGTCTGCAACATGCAGGAAGGTTGTAACATCGACAGAGCCAGCTTTGTCAACGCGAATTAGAGCTGCATCTGCCGGAACTGTATTATTCGCACCAATATTGGAGTCGATTTGCAATGCCGCAATGTTACCCGGAAGCGTTCTTGTTGCGCTTGCGGCTTCAAGTGTCGCTCTGATGCCTGCGCCGGAGCCGGTTATTGTTCCGCCTACCGCAAGGCTCATTGTTCCATGCAAACCAGAAGCATAGGAATACCCCGTGCCTGAAACAGTTGTATAGGCCCTTACAGCGTCACCGTATCCACCTGTACCGCCAAGGTACAGTCTCATATACATGCCTCTGCAATCGCCACTTGAAGCTGTCGTTTTAGCAAAATATCCGAGAAAGTTTTTATCTGCTGTTCCGGTCGTTACGGGTTCTGACGTTGAACCTGCGCCATGAAGCAATGCAGTGGGATCATTTGTGCCTGCCACTGAAATATAATTTGCGCCGGTTTTATGCGTACCAAACGCTAAACCATGAGGAAACCTATTCATATCAACACTCCTTTCAAAGAGCAGGGGAGGATTTTACGCTCCCCCATCAATTTTTGTTAAGCTGCGTTACATCCGTAAATCCAATCCCATGAATCAAAGCCGTAACTCCACATGCCTACAACTTTGAACTTCTGGACTTCGGTATCAAAGTCACCGTCTGTCTCAATCTTCGGGATACGTGCGTTGTACCAATACAGACGATTTTTCATCCTTCTGCCATCGATGAGAAACCACTTCTTGCCATCGATAAGCGGGTGGAATATGGGTATCAGGTCACCTTTGAAGATGTTTGCGTCGTTTTCGGCTGTCCCTGGTTCTTTTTCACCTGCCCGAGGCCCGCATATTTTCAACGCTTCTGCACGATACTCAATTCCTGTCAGGAGAACGCTCGGCATTGTGAATGACAGATCGCCTTTGTCATCTTTAAATTTGAGCATTCTGTTGTACACGGTTGTCAGGTTGGGCGGCGTTAAGTCAAGCGTGTCAATGTTGCTCTGAACCGTTGCATCGCTCGGCGAATACGGATGAGCTGCCGAACACAGAGCCACCTCATCAGGCCCTTTGAATGTAGCATCGAATGCGTTGTTGAAAGTGGAAACGCCGTGAGCCTGCAATGTCTTGTACACTGCTTCATTAAGCTTGCGCGTCCTCTTTTCAATCTCGCCATATTCCTCAAAGCGGAATATTTCCTCTTCTGCCTGAATGCCTGAACTGTATTTTGCGTGTCTATAGCCCTTCTCATATCCCTTCTTGAAGTCGGAATATGATACTGTGCCTGTCCACGGAGCCATCTGCCCCATAGAACCTATTCCAAGGTGATTTTCCTGCGATTTTGTGGATTTTTTGGCATTGTAGAGCATGGCGTTAAAATCCTTGTTCTCTTTGTCAAGCATATCCCACAACTCATATGTTGCGGATTCAAGGTCTATCCACTGTTCTCTCGTAATTGGCATTATAATTCACTCCTTTTTAGTTAAATTTGTGGGCTAAATTAGTCCAGAGTCTTTGGATAATTGCCGAACTGGTGCAGTCTGAAAATAAAGTAAGCAATCATATTCGCGGGGTCAGCATCCACCAGTGTTATACCTGAACCTGTTGCAACAGCATCCCAGTCGATGTTTGTTCCGTCGCCGTCGAGGTTCCAAACATAAGTTCCGATTGCAAGAGGTCCGGGGCAAAGTTTAGCGGTGTCGCCTGCTGCAAATGCCGCTGCCTGCGTTGCAAAGGTCAACGTTCCGGTGTTCCCTGTGGAATCAGTAATCTTGATTCTCTTGCCAACAAGCGAACTATCTGCTGCGCAGGTTACTACTTCCAGATATCCATCTATCCAGAGGTTGTCTGTCTGTGGCAAAAGTCCAGCGCATACAAAAGTCGTAGTGCTTCCACCTGTGGCAGTTATAATGTTGTTGCACTTGTGCGCATACACTGCGGTCGGTGAGGCCGAAACCTTAATCTCCGTTCCACTATTGGCAGCATGTGCGTTGATTGCTACACCAATAGAAGGATCATCAAGGTCTGTTCCTGCTACAACCGCAATACCGGTTCCCGGAGTGAACAAGACTACTTCGCCCTGTTCTATTGCTGTAGCTGTAGGGATGTAAAACGGTTTTACTATTGGCACTTTAGAACCATTTAGGTCATAAGCCCATTCAAACATTAAAAATCAACTCCTTTTCATTTTTTCGTGCGATCTTTGTGCTACTTTCTGAGCGGAAACGCCGAACATTTCAGACAACCTACTTGTGAAGCCGGAGGGTGTTACAACATCCTTGCTGTCCCCTGAATCTCCGCCTTTCGGTGTACTTCTCCGTTCTTTGTCGTGTGCATCAGCAATAGCCTTGCGCTCTGCTGATTCTTTTTCTTTTGTGATGAATTCGCTTATTTTCTCAGGTGTCAGATAATCGCTGCGGATTATCTTGTAAACCAAATCAGGCTGTGCGGTTGGATTTGCTTCCATCAGTCTGTCAAGTTCCGGTTCCAGTTCCTTGAAGAATCTGTCCTCGCCCAACTTTACTTTTGCGTTAACATAATCCAGTTTCCGTTTTTCCTCTTTGGTCTGTTTTACTACCGGATGATTCTCTACGATCTCGTTGATCTTGTCAGGATCGCCAACAGCTTCCTCAATCTGTTCAGCAAGTTTGGCTTTCTCCCGCTTGTCAAGTTCAGCGAGGTACTTGTCAACGGTGTCAAACCCTTCCGCCTGTGCAATCCTTTTCAGTGTTGCCTCTGCCTTAACCTTTTCACCCTTAACGAAGTCGTAATCCATTCCCTTTTGCATCCACATTTTGCGTTCGCTGACAGGAACCTTCTTTTCTTTGCCAAGAACTGTGAGAACGTCATACTCTTCCTCTGCGGGCTTTTCGGGTTTCTCCTTGGCTTCATCCTGTTTCTCCGCTGGCTTCTCATCCGGTTTATCTGCCGGTTTCGTTTCCGGCGCTTTCGCAGGTTCCTTCTTTTCGGGTTCTTTCTTGTCAAGCAATCCAAACGCCTTACGAATGGAGAATCCTTCTTTTGCCGGTTCCTGCTTGTTGTCAAGGTTCGTTTCCTTCTTTTCGTCCGGGTTGGTGTCACCCTCTGCGAATAGTTGAAGGTTAATGTGCTTAATCATGCTTTCAGTCCTTTCGCCTGGTTTCGGCGTTATATTAACTAACAGGCTGGTGTCGCCTGGTAATTGCAATAAAAAAGCGGCTACCTCGGAAATGGCTTTCGCCAATCCAAAATAGCCGCATAAAGCAGCCTTTCTTGCTATTCAATTTTGAGAACCCCTCACGGAGCACCGTATCATCCGGCTTATGCTCCGTGGGTTAACCGCATACTGCAATGTCGCGCTTGTCAGATGTGGCTGGCCGTGTCACAGCCCTTTGGACTCACCTTAATGCGGATGATAAATTGCAGTTTTCTTATATTTTCATAATAACACACTTTTTGCAGTGTCTTTCATTGCCCTTATAAGTCTATCTGATTTACTGTCCTGCACTTCACGGAGCCTTGCTTGTGCTTGCAGACAAGATAAATCGTGCCATTGCCTAATCCATGTTTCAGCCCTGCCGTAGTCGCAATTTTGTGTCCACACTTCGAGCAAAATATTGCCCTATCACCAATAACCGCCTTAACTGCTCCTGTATCTTCGCTCATCATCTTACCCCCTTCGCCATTGCCGACATAGCAACCTGTTTTTCCATGCTTTGATTCTGCAATGCTATCTTTTCTAGGCTTGCCTCTTTATCCATCTGCTTATTCTGCTGTTCCATCTGAATAGCTGCGTTTTGTGCCTGTTGCTGCGCTTGTGCCTGCGCTTTGGAAAGCTCGTCTAATTCGGCAAGTATCTCGTCGGTATCGGGGAATTTCCCTTCATCCAGTGTTTTCCAGAATGCCCGTGTTCCAAGCGCTTTACCTAATAACTGTACGGCAAGCGTTGTATAATAATCCCTGTTGGTCGGTTTATCCTCGGCTATTTTAACCTTTACATCAAACTCAGGGACGAATTCTTCTTTCATTGGAACGTTGCCAACAATTTCCCTGTCCCATGTTTTAACAAGCATATCACGCTTGAATATGCCTGTTTTCGGCGCTTGCTTCTGCATCTTGATATATTTCAGCAGGTCTATCATAGCCTGTAATTGCGTCTCAGGCGGCGTTCCTTGCGGCACATTGGCAATTTCCTTCAATACCTTATAAACCTGTGCCTGTAGCTCTTTATCCCGCCTGTCGCCAAGCAATCTGTATTTTCTGTCCTCTGTATAGAATTGTGCTATGCGATTTATAATGAGCTGGACAAATTCAATCATGAACCCTTCAAGTATCTTCGCCTTACGCCGGGTATTTGAGTCCGCCCTTGCGCCAAGTTCCTGTATCGTCTTGAACGGTACATTTGCACCGATAGATAAACCTTGCACAATAGCTGTATTGCCTGTTATCAGGTCGATTGTGTTCTTCTTGCCATCCTTGTATTGTGTTATGCTGGCTGGCACCTGTACGGCTTTTTTCTCGCGGATGCCGTTTATGTCGTCAACTTCGTTCCATGAGTTCGCTTTGGCGATATTGTCCATAACTTCATCGCGCTGCGTATTCGATATGGAACCTTTGTTGTAATACGCTCCGCCCAAACCTTGTCCGAGCATTGCGCCCAACTCAATTTCATCCGCCTTATTGTGAAGGATCTGCGGTATAACAACATTACGTATCTCGCCCATGCCGTAAGGTTGCTTTTCGTCCACATACAATACCCTGTAAACGAACGGATAAAGCCCATCGTCATAGATGTAAGGTATATAGTCAAGCAGGATGTTATTGGCTTTGTACGCACAATGTACGCCTTTTAGCGTACCTGCCGCCATATCTCTCAAATCCTTTGCATAATATGGCAGGTTAGCTTCTTCCTCTGCTACGCGTGCTTTTTCAAGGAATATTTCCTTCCATTCGTCCGGTACAAAGTAAGGTACTCCCTTGTGGAAGTGAGTAATTAATGTTGCCTGTTGCGGGTCTTGCCCTTCATCCTCTTTGCCCTTTTCAACCTTCTCCGTATCCTCTATGACATATTTGCCATTCTCCCACGTATCGGCGAACCAGGATAACTTTTTGCGCTGTTTACGGTTGATGTATGAGCAATCCTGCAATCGTTCTTCAAGGTCTAATATGGCGGGGTCGGGATAGAATTCATCTTTCTTTATAAATTCAGTTTTAATCTCACCTACCCATTTGTCGGGGCCGGTTCCGCCTATCCAGTGTTGGTCATATCCGATATATCCGATAATAGGGCCATATGCAACAAACTGCTCTACGCCTTTATTCCACTTTTCAGAAAATTTGTTGCGATAGAGTACAAAAGGTATGAGGTCGTTCAATAAGTCGGCACCGGTATCGTCTGTTGATTCTGCGCCGGATATTTTGAAGGAAGGGGCTACAGAAAACGGAGCTAACATATTACGCATCATCGGAAGGACAAAGTTTTCTTCGCTGTTGAAGTTCCTTTTCTTTCCCTTCTCGCTTCGCAGTGCCTTTGATGTGTCCCACTGCTTACCGCCGCCCATGTATATTTTGTATTCATCTTCCCACGCTGATTCAATATCATGCCGAACGCCACCCTCCGCATACTGCTGTGCGGTGTCAATCGTGCAGACAAGGTTGTTTTCTTCCTGCGTGTTGTGGGGTGATGTGGGTTTTTTATCTTCTTCCTTCTTGCCTATACCGAACATATATGTACCTCCCGTATTGCTTCTCTACAGTTTAATTTTATCATGGAAAACAGGAGTTCTTATTGCGCCGTGCTGAGCTTCAATATATGGTCAAAGTTTGATACAGGGTAAATAGCAGTAATTATATGTTCAATTGAGCAATTGAGCGTTTCCGACTCATAAAAGAAGTGCTTACGTTCAAAACTTCCTTCATCTGTGATATTCATTACAATATCGTCCAGCACACAAGTATGGATATGCAACATTTCATGTATGACGGTGGGATACCAGCATTCTTCAATCTTTGAATGGTCAATATTTAAGCTAATTTGCGCATTCTTTTGATTTGGGAAACGCTTGCAGCATCCAATGTGATCGTAGTGGTCGGCCTTCATAATATCTTTCATTTCATATTGGCTGACAAGGTAAAGGTTGATCGCCCAGTCTTGAAGTGACAACACCTTCTGCAATTCCTTGATTATCTGCTCAATCTGTTCCTTAGTTGGCATGTGTGACCTCCTAAACTTTCTTAAACGGAAGTTCTTTACATTGGAACCCTGCAGCTCCTTTGTGTCCTCCGCCACCGTGTTTCTTTGCAATCTCAGATACATCTACAGTTTTTGAATACAGGCTTACTGTAAATTGGTTCCCGTCAAACACGAATGGCATTAATATGTCTACATCTGCATTTTCGAGGCTCTTAAAATACTCTGAGTTGCAGTATCCAAGGTTTATAGCAAAACACTTTTTGTCTTCAAATTTTGTGTTGAAGCCAAGTTTCATGTAGTTTTTAGCCCAATTATCACGGTAAGTTGTCATTGTCATGCCTTGAACTATAAGCCCTGCATCATCTGGGAAACAAAAAAACTTATCCCAGTTCTTGCTTTGGGGATTGAAGTCATAGGCATTGAAAGCCACCTGAAAATAGCGAGTATCGTCGCCATAATCAAACTTCCATACGTCCCAATCTGCTATAAGCTTTGTAAATAGTGGAGCATCTTCAGCCATTGATAAATCAAAAGGCTTTATTTCTCCATCACCACGCGCCGTCATGTGGTGAATGTAGCAATATGTAAGCATACAGCCAGCTATTCCGTCATACCGGACGCCACGAATTTCATGTTCAAACCCTGCATATTTTTCGATAGCTGTTTTGTGGTGGTCTATCCAAGTTATATCCTTGGTGATCTTCAAAAGCTCCCGCATTTCATCAGGATTTATTGAGTAATCAACAATATAAACCTGTTCGTTCGGGCGGATAGTTTCAAGTGGGAATTTCATTCTGTAATCAATTTCAATGAATTGCGAATCGTATTTTGCGTAATCGTGAAGCCCGACATTCAAGGCTACCCAAAAGCCTGCACACTTTCCGTCACTATCTCCATGATAAAAACACTTCATCTTTCTTAAATCCTCTCTTTCCGGCATATAGCCTAATATACGTCCTCAAAGTCATCACACGGCCAGTCAATACCCGTGTACCCGTTTACAACATCAAAGTTGCAGCCACCGTAGTCGTTGTTGTTTGTGCAATATCTTATGTCGCATTTTATTTTAGCTACGTTACGTTCACATTCTGCACAGTTATGATAATCGAATTGACACAGTTTTTTGTCGTAATCGCATAACCTGTTATTGAGCATAAATCCTCCTTTACTGATACATTATGTTATATTTATCTTTGTCCGGGTCTTTAGGAGATTTCTTCTGCAAATATGATTTATGTCCCTTGCTTTTAATCAGCTTGTACGCTCGCTTAACGGCGGATACGACAGGCTCTATCGGCACAGGTGGAATGTCCTTCTGCATGGCTTTGCCGAGCCGTATGCCGTAGATTAGGGCTGTGTAGGTAGATATGAGAAGGATAAGGGCTATGGCGAGGATGAGAAGTAGATTAATCATAATACCTCCTTGACTTTTTCAAACAAATTATCGCAAAGGTTTCCATCCCAAATAGAAATATGCCCAGGATATTTTTCACAATTTTGCAGCAACTCTATCATTTGTCCTATGTCAAGTGCTGGTAATGGTTTGTACTTTTCAATTCCGTCATCGTGCCACATATATAAACCATATGGTTGGTATGTGCCATCATTACAAGGCGAATAATACCAATCGCCCGGTTCTGGTTTCCACCATTCCCTTAATTTTTGTTTCTGTCCATCCGTGAGTTCATTCAGTTGAGATACATCAATCCTGCGTTTCACAGCGTTATCTCCTTCCCATCAACAAATAATATTCGCTTAGCTTCATGCTTTGGGCATACTAACAAACCATCAATTTGTTTCCATCCTTCGGGAATGTGAGGAATTGGCAGGGTATCAATTGGTATATAGGTTATTGGTCTGGATTCGGTTGTTTCAGAACATATGCCACAGATGAATCTATGAACTATTTGAATCGGCATTATATAAACACCTTCCTTTCACCTATTTTGCTGTGCCCCTTAACAATTATTTGAACATTAGGGTTATAAAAAGGATTCGGTTCGTACACGACGTTGCCGTTATAACCTTCTTTATCAAGAATCTTTAAAACTCCATCTTTTACAAAGGCATAATCAATGTCGGCACGGAGCAGCTTCATTTGTTCGTATACGGAATTTACTATGTCGTTCCTTGCTGGAATGTCACTAAATAAAGCTTTTGATAAATATTTTTGTTTTATCTGAAAATATTCGTGCGGCTGGCAATAAATTGTATCGCGCATATAAAACACACTTCCTTTCACTTATAATTCTATCACGGTTTTTCATACCTCTTTCATTGCTCAATTCCACGGGCTATCATCGTCGTTTCTGTCGTGCAGGTTATCTTCATCAAAGCTGCGGTGAACTGTTTCGGGGTCGCGTTCGGCTTCAAAGGATTGCTGTGTACGGCTTTCATTGCCTATCATGTCAGCAAACAGAATATCATCATGTTTTCCGCCCATGGCATCTGGCCTGCCATCTTTGTATATGAACGTTAAGCATTCTTCTAAAAATTCAATGTCATTGAACAAATCTATATTTTCTTCTATCAAATTGACTTCTTTGTCTATGATAAGCGGGCGAGTGTTTCCGTCCGTTTTCCAACCATGCTTATTCTGTACTTCTTTGGTGAAGCTGTCATATTGCCGCCTGGTATATAGCCGTGGGTAATGAAGCCGTTCAAGTTCTTCTATGGGTGCTGTGTTAAAGTTTACTTCTATGCTAATCAAAGCAAGGTTATAATATTTACCCAAACAGTACATTTGCCACGTGTAAGGTTTGGAATTCGTCCAGCAGTTACGGAGTTTAGCACAGCGGTTTCCAGTAACGTTGTTTATTACTTTGCCTGTGAAGAAGTCTCTACCCTCGCCCTTCGTATCACCACCAATGACAAAAGGGAAACCATCTTGTTTATCTTCGTATATGGTGACAAATCCATTTGGATCCTCAACAAATTTTATTGTGTTGTCTTTTATATAATCGTGCGTGTCCGGATTGCCCCATTCAAAAGTAAATCTGCCTACTTTGGGAGGCACTTTTTCATACTTTTTACGCAAATATGCTATTCTTGCATTAACTTTTTCATTATCAAACACAGGCGTTCCGGTTGATATGAATGCTTCATCGTATGAAGAAGGATTTTCCTGTTTCATCATGTTAAAGTCGCCGTTATTATCGTTTCTATAAGTCCATATCCACCACTTAACCTGTTCTTTTGTGAGGTTATATAATTTGACTATGCCCTGTTGTTTTGGAGTTCCGAAAAGGTATTCGTAGATTTTCTTATCAAGGCTGTCAATTAATCTTTGATATTCTTCATCCGTGCATTCCATAACGTTCAATTCAAAGTCGTGCCACGCAAAGAAAAGCAATACCCATTCATTCTTGCCATCTTTAGCTTCGTCACATAGTTCTTTGAATTCATTGTACCCATTCGCTGTAGATTCCAAAATTGCTTCTGTGTCTAGCGTTTTAGGCATTGCTGCCATAATACCGGCAAGCTGTTTCTTTACGCCTTTGCCCTCCGGGGCAGGCCAGAACGCCACCTCTGAACCATGAAAATAATGTATGGTATCACCACGGCCTATGCCAACATCACCAGCGGTTTGAATACTGATTTTGCTGTTTAATCCTTTCCCCTTGCCCTTATACCCGGTTGGCCTATTGAATTCAAGTTCTTTGGCGTTTGAGGCTTTTAACAGTGGCTTCACTATCTCCGGCAAATTGTTGTACATATACCGGGCTTTTTCAAAAATTATTCCTGTAGCATTTTGGGTATGCGCTACGATCAGACCCGTCCTATTCTCTTTTGTACCTGTATTGCAAAGCATGTCGCCTTGAGTTCCGGTAGACACGCCACACTGGCGGGGCTTGATAACAATTATTCTAACAAGTTTGCCCTGTCCCCTTAATTTTTTCTTTGTAGCGTGTATCCTTCTCTGTACACTATTGTGCTTCAAAGGCACTTGATTACCGTTTTTATCAACAATTTTTATGTATTCTTCTGCAAATATTTCACTATCCTTTAGCGCTTCTTCCTTCCGTTCAGATTCAAGAAGCTGTAATATCATAATTTCCTCTTTTTCTGTGAACGTGTTTTGCTGGAGGATATTAAATATTTCATCCCTTGATAGCTTGCCAGACATTATCAGTTCGTATAAATTTTGTTCAGCCAATTTTCTCTCTCCGTTTCCGCATAAGTTTATTTACAGTGTTCTGGAACCGTTTAGGCGTGTCGTAGACCGTTACCAGCGTATCATTGCAGAATATGTATATCTGATTGCCATACATCCGGATATTGTTTGCTGTGCAGTTGTACAGATAAAGCGAATTTATGTAACCGTTCAAAGCGCCGTTTGTCTCTGAATGAGTCAATCCCTTCTCATAAGCAATCTTCGCAAGCCGTTCAGCACTTTTCAGCTTTATTCCGCAGCGTTCATGTATCCTTTCTTTGCCGTGTTCTGTCACTGTCACAGTTTATTCGCCTCCTTAGTTCATCCTTCTCCTGTTTCACCATACCGGAACATTCGTCCAACAAGTCCGCTATACCGTCAAAGTCAGGCTTATTACGTTCAAGTTCGCTTATTGATAGTCTGATTGCTGTTAATAATTGCTGCTGGACGTAATAGTGCATGTTATCATCCTTTCAGACACTTAATTTATCCGATACCACATACCCATTTTGTCAGACCTATCACAGAAACAGTCGTAGCAGAGCGTGCCTGCCTCATTGCCGTATACTTTTATCCATATTTCATCGGGCACGTGAAAATCATGTACATTCCTACCGCAATCCTCGCACCTTGCGTGGTCTTCGATAAGCGGATACGTCTTAAGCAACTTGCGATTTGCTTTCTGCCAGGCGGACCATATTAAAAGTCTCAACTTTTCCTTGACTACCCCGATATAAATAATCAGCATCTTTTTACTATACGTCATGTTCAGCCTCCAAATATTCCACCATGGCACACCTTGTCAGGCAATGCCCGTTATCATCCTCTTTGCTGTTGCCGGTGTAGGATAGTTCTGCATGTTCCATTGCGTGGCGCTTGTGGTAGTCTACAGACTTATGCAGCCATTCGTCGCCGTGGGATGATTCATTTTCAAGCATAGTACGCAGGACGGTATTGTAGGCGATTTGGGCGAGTTTGTGGTAGAGTGGGTTCATACGGTTACCTCCATAGCATCGTTCTGTTAATTGAGAGTAGTAACAGGTTTATTGGTGTCTATGATTGATTCATCCTCGTCAAAATCAATCCTGTACTTTCTTTTAATCCTCTCCAGAGCGAACATCATCTTAAAATAATTCATTTCGTAGGGTTCAAACCAATCATTGATACATTCCTGTGCGTCCAGCAATTCCGCTTTGAACGATTCTTTCCAGTTGGTGGAAAGCGGTATAATATCAAAATGTACGACGTCGCTATGAACCGAACCGACAAGCGCACTAAAAAGCATTTCTGCATGTTCGCATTCATCCAGAAACCTTCCAAGTCGTTCAAATTCTGATTCCTTCTTTTTCCTCTTAAACAATTGAAACATCTTTTTGCTCCTCTTCTTTATTTTCTGGTTTAGGTATCATGTCAAGGTACTTTTCAACAACCCATTTGGGTAAATGGTCTTGAATGTCGTTTTGAAACGCTAAATATACGTGAATTGGCATATAGGTAGTTGAATTATAGTAGAGCGGATTCATGCAGAAATAATATTCATCCTGGTATTTGATTGGCTTTAAAATCCGATATTCAAGGACTTTTTTCCAAAACGGTACAAACTTTGTCCGGTGCATCTTCAACATAAGCTGTATTTCGTCTCTTGTGATTGGCACAATGTTGTTGTTTGATCTTCGCGCCAGCAGGTTGCTATCTGAATACATTAACCTGCTTATACGATAAATCCGCCCTAATTCAAGGTCTGAGAACCCATTTTCACCATATGGAAGCGATATTCCAAGATAGTTCTTTACGAACGCGGAACGGTATTTAAAGTTATATCCTATACCTTCCTTGAACGGGTCGTAAAATAAGTAATAATCGTCCTTAGTGAGTTCTCCGTCTTGCGTTATACTCCTGTTTTTAACATACTTTTGCTGCATCCTTTTTTGTGGCATTTTGCGTCTCCTTCATGCGACCTTTTTAGGTTCAAGTTTGAAAAAATCGTGAACCAGAAACGGTCGGAGTAAATTGGCTTTAAAGCGTTAACACAACTGCATTTACGGGAAACGGTCAGTCAGACTCGCATAGTATGATACATATATAAGTAACTCTGACTGAAAACCAATAAAACTTTTTTAAAAATTCATGTTCTAATTTGGTTCAAAAGTATCGTTAAATGCATTTGTTCAGGTCTATAATATAATTGTATCATGGATTTTGAGACTTCTATTGATGCTCGAAATGCTATGGAATTACAGGCTGCAAGCCAAGTTGACAGGTGCTGAATCGATTGGAATAGTACTATTCCCCCCTTTCAGAAATTGCCGGGGAGGGTCGAGGCACTGGCTTGCCCCAGCTTTTGACCCCACCCCCCCTATGTCCTCCGGCTGTACCCTGTCACTTGGGGTGCAGTACAGTAGCATAAGACTGGATGATCTGCTGGAATGGGTGGCAATGCTTATTGCTGTATCATAAAACTACATTATGCTGGAATGTATC